TGCCAAGGCGCTCGCTACGGCTCGGCTAGAGCATCGCATCGGCAATGTTTCGCGCGACCCGCTCATGCGGTTGCGCACGTTTTGGGACATTGGTGTCAGGGACGCTACGGCGATCTGGGTTGCCCAATTCGTAGGCCGCGAAATCCGCGTGCTGGACTATTACGAAGCACAAGGCCAGCCGCTCGCAACGCATCTCAATTGGCTGCGCGGGAAGGGTTACGGCAACGCGCTATGCGTGCTGCCGCATGACGGCAGCAAAGAAGATCAGGTCACGGCGGTTCGGTTCGAGGATCACATCAGGTCGGCCGGGTTCGAGGTTGAGACCGTCGCCAACCAAGGCAAGGGCGCGGCGCTGAAGCGCGTCGAAACCGCTCGCCGGCTGTTCCCGGCCATATGGTTCAACGAGGCGACGTGCGCCGCAGGGCTTGATGCTCTTGGCTGGTATCACGAGCGAAAAGACGAGGCGCGCAACGTGGGGCTTGGGCCGGATCACGACTGGTCGAGCCACGGTGCTGACGCCTTTGGCCTGATGTGCGTGTCCTACGAGGAACCGCAGAACAATAAGCCCGATCATCGACCGGCGCCGCGTTTGGAAGGTTCGGATGGCATCTGAAGCTAAAGACCGCCACGCCGAGGCGATGGAGCAGTTCAAGCGCTGCACCGAGGCTGAGCAGCACAATCGCGAAACGGGCCTGGCCGACATCCGCTTTTCCCGTGAGGGCTTGCAGTGGGATCAGCGTATCAGCAAGGAGCGTCGCGACGAAGGGCGCCCGATGCTGACCATCAACCGCTTGCCGGCCTTCATGCGGCAGGTGGTGAACGACGTTCGGCAGAACAAACCGTCGATCAAAGTGCATCCGGTTGACGATGGGGCCGACATCGAAACCGCCGAGGTAATCTCCGACCTGATCCGGCACATCGAATATTCGTCCGATGCCGATGTGGCGTATGACACCGCGGTTGAGAACGCCATCACTAACGGTTTCGGCTATTGGCGCGTCACTGCCGATTACAGCTACGACGACAGCTTCGACCAAGACCTGAAGATCGTCCGCGTCCGCAACCCGTTCTCGGTGTTCAAAGACCCCGACAGCCAGGCCGCGGATTCGAGCGACTGGAACCTTGCCTTCATCACCGACCGCTATTCGAAAGAGCAGTTCCAGCGCGAGTGGGGCAAGAAAAAAGAGCTGACCTCGTTCGAGGACAAGAACGCCTGGGGCGGCGATGAATGGCTGCACGGCGATGATGTGATTGTTGCCGAGCGCTGGACCCGCGAGGAAATCGAGCGGCCCATCGTGCTGCTCGACAACGGCACAGTGTTGGCAAAGGCCGACCTCGAGAAAGACGCAGACCTGCAGATCCTGCTCCACGAGGGCTTGGTGAAGGTCAAGGCCCAGCGCATGGCCAAGTCCTACAAGGTCACGCAGGACTTCATGTCGGGCGCCGACATCCTCGAAACCCGCGACTGGCTGGGCCGCTACATCCCGATTGTGCCCGTCTATGGCGACGAGTTCGATATTCAGGGCAAGGTCTATCACCGCTCGTTGATCCACGATGCGGTCGATAGCCAGCGCAACTACAATTACTGGTCCACCACCGCGACGGAATTGGTGGCATTGGCGCCGCGCGTGCCGTTCATCGGCGCGAAGGGTTCGTTTACGACTGACGCCGCCCGTTGGGCGACGGTCAACCGGCAGAACCATCCGTATCTGGAATACGATCCCGTCAGCAACGCGGGGCCGCCGCAGCGCCAGCCGCTCGACACCGGCGGCGCCGCGAGCGCCATGCAACTGGCGTTAGCCTCGACCGACGACATGAAGTCCATCATGGGCATTTACGATGCCTCGCTGGGCGCTCAGTCGAATGAGACGAGCGGCAAGGCCATCATGGCGCGGCAGCGTGAGGGCGACGTTTCGACGTTCCACTTCACCGACAACATGACCCGCGCCATTCGGCATACGGGCCGCATCCTGATCGATTTGATCCCGCATTACTACAACAGTGCTCGCATTCTGCGCGTCCGTGGTCCGGAGGGCGACCAGCGCGACGTTCCGGTCAATCAGTCCTATCAGCAGACGGACCCGGAAACCCAACGGCCGCTGATGATCCCGCAAGGCGGCTCGGCGCCGGTTCCCATGCCGCAGGGTGCGCAAGTCATGCCGCATCCGATGCAGCCCGACCAGTCGGTTGTCGTGGGGCCGGATCAGCAGTTGATGGGCGTCCCTGTCATGGCGCTGCACGACCTCACGGCGGGCAAGTACGACCTGACTGTGACGGCCGGCCCGAGCTACACCACGCGCCGGCAGGAAGCGGCCGACCAGATGATGCAGCTCATCCAGGCATTCCCGCAGGCGGCGCAGGTAGCCGGCGATCTGTTGGTCAAGAATCTCGATTGGCCGGGGGCCGACGAACTGGCGAAACGGCTCAAGACGCTCGTTCCACAGCCGCAACAGGGCTTGCCGCCCGAAGTGCAGCAGATGATCGAGCAGGGCAAGCAGACGATCGCGCAACTGACGCAGGAAAACCAGCAGCTCAAGACGAGCCAGCAGGCCGCGCTTGCCAAGGTGCAGCAGGCCGAGATGGACAGCCAGCGCAAGGCCGCCACGACGCAGCAGGACAACACCCTGAGGGCAAGCACCGCGCAGGCGCAGCTGGACATCGAAGGCTACGACGCCGAAACCAGGCGCATCGCGGCTCTTGCAGCGGCGGCCACAGCGATCATCCCGCCGCCGATCACGAACGCGGACGCTCCGCGCACCTAACTACCCCATCACCAATCCCAAAAGGAAGTGAGCCACTATGGCCGATGAAGAACTGTTGCCTGAAACGCCCGCAGTGCCCGAGGCACCAAGCACGGCGGAACAGGAGCGGGTCGAAACCCCCGAGCTTGAAACCGAACAGGTCGAAGGTGAGGAAGGCCAATCCGAGGACGAGGAAGACTTCGAGGCCGAAGACGGCAGCAAGTACCGCGTCCCCAAATCCCTCGTTCCGTACCTCATGCGGAACAAGGACTATACGCAGAAGCGTCAAGCCGACGCCGAGACCTCACGCGCGCTCGCAGCCCGACAGGCTGAAATCGAGGAACGCGCGAAGGCCACCGACGAGGAGCTTGATGCCCGCGCCGAACTGAAGATCGTCAGCAAGGAACTGGACCGCCTCAAAGGCTACGACTTTGCGGCCTACCAGGCACACCGGCAGACCGATCCGATGGCGGCGGAAGAAGTCTGGAACTACCTCCAGCACATGAGGAACCAGAAGGCCGAACTGGACGCCAAAATCGGCACCGTGCAACAGCAGCGGACTGCCAAAGCGGAGCAGGAACTTGCCACCCGCGTGCAGGAAACCGTCGCCTGGGCTCAGAAAGAAATCCCGAACTGGAAGCCTGACCTGACCAACACACTGGTCAAGTTCGCGCAAGATAGCGGCGTGCCAGAAGCCTCGCTCAAGTCCAACTGGAGCCCGGTCTTCTACAAGCTGCTGCATCGTGCGTATCTGGGCGAACAGCTCCTCAAGAAACAGTCGGCCCCAAAGCCCGCTCCGACCACGCCTCCCGAACCGCTGCGCATCGTCAAAGGCAAGAGTGCTCCGTCCTCCACGGCACTGAGCGACGACCTTCCTATTGACGAATGGAACCGGCGCCGAGAGGCCCAGATCAAGCGCAAGCAGAGGGCCTAACCCCACCAGCTTTCTCGTCGTGATGACGACAAGGCCCAGCGCCGCAAAGCGGCCCGAAGGAACCCTAAATGGCTAACTCGATTCTCACCCCTACGGCGGTGACTCGGGAAGCTCTCCGCATTCTTCACCAGAAGCTCAACTTCGTTGGCAACATCAATCGTCAGTACGACGATAGCTTTGCCAAGACGGGCGCGAAGATCGGTGACTCCCTGAAGATCCGCCTTCCGAACCAGTACACCGTCCGCACCGGCGCCACGTTGCAGGTGCAGGACACCAGCGAGAACTCCACCACGCTTCAGATCGCCACCCAGAAGGGCGTTGACCTGAACTTTTCGAGCAACGAGCTGACGCTGTCCTTGGACGACTTCAGCAAGCGCGTGCTTGATCCGGCGATGGCGGTTCTTGCGGCCAACATCGAGTCCGACGCGCTCTCGATGTACAAGGACGTGTACCAGCAGTCGAGCCAGAGCACGATCACCGCGGCGCTCTCGTTCGCCACCGTCCTGGGCGCCCGCAAGAAGCTCAACGACAGCCTTGCCCCGAGTTCGCCGCGTACCGTCCTGCTGGCCACGCAGAACAACGTCGATCTCGTGGACGCTCTCAAGGGTCTGTTCCAGGACTCCAGCCAGATTGCCGAGCAGTACCGCGAAGGCATGATGGGCCGCACCGCCGGCTTCGATTTCTACGAGAACACGCTGCTCCAGCAGTTCACCTCGGGAACCGACTCCGGCGCTGGCACCCAGATCACCGTCAACGGGGCCAGCCAGACGGGCGCGACGATCACCGTCACCAACGGTTCGTCCAAGACGCTCAAGAAGGGCGATATCGTCACCTTTGCGGGCGTCAATCGCGTCCATCCCGAGACCAAGGCCGACACCGGCAAGCTGCATCAGTTCGTCGTTACCGCGGACGTTGCGGCCGGCGGTACGTCGGTCAGCATCTCGCCGTCCATCGTCCTTACTGGCGCTGCGCAGAACTGCACCGCCTCGCCCACCGATACGGGTGCGGTAACCAAGGTCGGCGGCGCGTCGGGCGTGATGGACATCTCGCTGGCGTTCCATCCGGACGCTTTCACCTTCGCCACTGCGGACCTCGTTATGCCGCAGGGCGTGGACTTCTCTGCTCGTGAAGTGCAGGACGGCATCTCCATCCGCATCGTTCGCCAGTACGACATCAACAACGACAAGTTCCCTTGCCGCCTCGATGTCCTCTACGGCTACAAGACGATCCGTGCGCAGCTTGCCAGCCGCATTGCCTCGAACAGCTCGGCATAAGGAGCAAGCACCATGGCTATCGGCAAGCAGATTTCCGACAACAACAGCGACGGCACCAGCGTCGGTCAGTCGGCCACGGACAAGATTTCGTTCTATGGCGCGACCCCGATTGCTCAGAAGGCGGCTGCCGCTCAGGCGGCCGTCACCGATGCGTCAGGCGGCACTGCCGCTCCGACCAACGGCATCCTGACCATCACCGGCACCTATAACCAGTCTATCCTCGCCAACGCCATTGCGACCCTTGCGGCGCAGGGCAACGCGATGCAGGCCGTGCTGGTGTCACTGGGCCTGATGAAGGGCTCCGCGTAAGCGTGAAGCTCTTTGTCGCCGTGCCTGCCTACCAAGGCAGACTGACGGTCGAAACCGCGCGGTCGCTGCTCAACGAACAGGTAGCGGCCGCGTTCAAGGGACATGAATTCCACGCCAGGTTCCTGCCCGGCGGCAGTCTGGTGACGACGGTCCGCGACCAGATCGCCAAGGATTTTATGGCCTCCGACTGCGACCGGCTGGTGTTCATCGATGAGGATGTGAGCTGGGAAACCGGCGATCTCGTCCGCCTCGCGGAACACCCGGTTGATTTCGTCGGCGGCTGCTACCGGCACAAGCAGGAGCCGGAAAGCTACCCGATCCAGTACCTCGACAAGCCGGAATTATGGGCCGACCCGGACACGGGCCTGCTCGAGGTTTCGGCTCTTCCTGCGGGCTTTCTCGCGCTCAATAGAAGCGTGTTTCAGCGTCTCAGGGATGCTCATCCGGAGCGCATTTACACCCATTTCGACAACGAGCTGTTCGGCTACTTCTGGGCACCGCCCGGCGGCGGCGAAGACGGCACGTTCTGCCTCGAATGGCGACAGACAGGCGGCAAAGTTTGGCTCGATCCAACATTGACACTCGGCCACACGGGCGGCTCGAAGACCTACAGCGGCAACATTGGGCACTGGTTGAAGAACAGGCCAACAAACTAGCCGCTGCCATCCGCAAGGACCGCGAAAACTACGTCTGCGGACCTGCGGCAAAGGCGGCGCTGGCCGAGTACGAAGCCCTGAAGAGGTAATGGCATGGCCCTCGCGCTTGCGAACTATACCGATCTTCAGGCGACCGCGCTTTCGTTCATGGAGCGCACCGGCGAAACCGCGTCGTCCGATGCGGCTCCGGTCTGGATTCAGCTTGCCGAGGCACGCCTTAACCGCGAATTGGGGCCGATCGAGACCGACCAGACATTCACCGCGACGGTCGGCTCGCGCACGCTCGACATTTCGTCCCTGACCATCGTTGAGCCCTTGCGGCTCTGGTATCAGCCGTCCTCCAACGTGATGGAAGTCGAGCTGGAACAGGTGCCGGCGGTCAACCTGCCGCGAACCTACGTCAATGCGCCGCCGATTGCCTGGTGCATGGACAACCAGTCGTCCATCCTGCTCGACGCGCCGGCTAACGATACCTATGCGCTGCGCTTCCGCTACCGCGGCCGGTTCTCGCTGTCGAGCACTTCGACCAACTGGCTGATGACGCAGCATCCCGACATCTATCTTGCGGCAACGCTGATGTGGGGCGCCGGCTACAGCGAGGATTGGAACGGCGGTCAGGCGTGGAAGGCGCTGCTCGATGAAGGGCTGGCGAGCGTCAAGCACACGCTGGCGCAGGTGCAGCGCGGCAGTCTGCGGGTTGATCCGGCTCTGCGC